GAGCTACTTGCTTCCTACGAACTTCTGGACTAAGAGATGAATTACCCCTTACTAATTTCTTCATCAAGCTAGTCATGAAACTATCTTGTTCCTCAGCAGGAACTTTAAGCTGAGGTTCAGTCTCAGTTTCAGACCACGGCTTCTTGATTTTGAATGGGGCCATGTTCTTTAACTTGAACTTTATGCTTCAACTCTAACTCACGCCGGATATCTTTGAAGTTACGACGCGCCGTAATTGGCTGCATAACTTCTGTAGACGGTCCAGATTCCACAGGATTATCAGTGAGCTTAGCCACAAGAACCCTGTTAGCTTCATCCAAAGTCTTGATGTGTGCTTTAAGGTAAGTCTCGTATTCCTCATGGACTGCACACGTAGGACAATTATTGATGATGCCTTGGTCTGAACTGTTTGAATAATCGTCCGACGCGTATATTCTTCGTCCTGTCAAGATGTTCCAAGCGTCTATGAAACGCTGTCTGATTTCCGGTTTGCTGGAGTTCGTCATAGATTTGAGATTCTTTTCGTAGTGCAATGTCCATTGCTTCAGTAGACTCTCTCCACTTGTCGATACCTTTAAGGAGGTATCGCAAATCGTCGTAAAAATCATCACCAAGCTCAGTATCTGTAGCGTCCCACTTCTTTACATCTTCAGCAGACTTTCCAATCTTATCCTCGACATATACACACATCGGGATTGTATTGATTAGATATTGACAGGTGCTGAATATCTGTAGCTTAGGCAGAACCTCTGGCTTCTTAGGAACAAACCTAGACAGATAATCATCATACAACTTAATATTGCCAGTCCTAAGTATCCTAGCGGCGAGTTCAGAATCATATTCCTCGACTTGAGTGGGCTGAGGAAGTGGCTCAAGTCTAAGATATTCGTGAATCAGCAACTTACCTGAGAGTCTCTCATTATCAGCAGCAGTCGGAACAAACTCTACATGACCTTCAAGAGTCTCAGTCTTAGCATATTCCATGAACTCTTGAGCAACTGTATTGGTTCCACGGTTCTGCCATGCACTGCCATCTAGTTTAGGACCAATAGCTAACTGTTCACTTCCTGTGAGAATTGCGAAATTCTTGGCCCAGAGTGATGTGGTCTCTTGTCGAGACATGTATTCTCTGTATATATAAACTCGACCATCTGGAGATAACGCACCCCATAGAATAGCCGTAGGATGGTTATAGCCCCAATCAATCGCAGCAAATCTAGGCCACCACTTAGGAATCTCAAACGGTTCACAGACATGGCTTCTTTGTAGAGTGTCATTAGGTAGAGGTGCTCGAAGAAACTCCTCAAATACCTGACCCTTGAATGCGTCCCAGTCTCCAAGAACCTTAGCTTTATATTCCGCTTCGGGTAGGTCTTTAAGACTGTTAGCGTAATCTTCCTTATTCTGTATGTGGATATTATCAATGAGCGATGATGGAATGAATATACGTCGCTCATTTGTCTTGTGGTCTAGAATCAGTTTATATCCGAACCGCGCCGGGTCTATGAATCTACGCTTGACCCATGAGTGTCCTATATTCCCAGGATTGCTAGCAGACCTCATTATAGTGGGAAGGTCCGGCGCAGAAGTTCGCAGCCGAGACTTCATGTATACATAGACCCACTCACTGAAATGTGTCAGCTCATCAAACGCTATATAATTGAATTCCGCTGTATCATGTTCCCTAGCATCATCTTCGTTCGCTAGATATGATAGCCTTATAGTCGCTCCATCCAGCTTAGGATTATCAGGATGAGGAAAAGTAAATACGTGATTAGTAGCGTTATACCTGGCTCCCAATGGGAGATAATAGTCCTTCCCACGAGGAATAAGTGATTCTTCGAGTTGAGGGAATGTCTTACGAAAGATGATTGCATGGAACCTAGGATTATGAATCCATCCCCTTACAACTGGAAGCATCATCAATATATCAGACTTGCCACCACCTAACTGCCCACCAAAGAATCCCTCACGAACAGAATCAGGAATCTTGAGGAAGTCTTCCTGGGTTTTGAATGGACGCCAATATTTTATTAGCTGACCATCATCCAGTCGGACTTCCTCAAGATAAGCCATTACTTTGGTTCCGGAGTCTGGGGAAGGGTATTGTCAATCTCCCCTTCACTGACAGGAACTATAACCCAACCGAAGCGCACGCTATACTTCAACTCAAACTTCTGGTTGCGTCCGGGCGGAGTCGGGTTAATTGTGGGAGGCAGAACTATTGGCAGACTAATCTGCGGCGGAGGCGTAGTCCCATTATCCGGCAGAGTATTGTCCGGCCCGACAGGAGGAAATATTGGACCGCCACCAGGATAGACTGGCGGATAGACTGGACCACCACCAGTATGCGGCGGACGAGGATGGCCCTGTCCATATCCTGGGTCTACAGGACCACCGGGAAATACTGGACCAGTTGTAGGATAGACCGGAGGAGTTGGCAGAGAATTGTCAGGATAGTTTCCTGCTCCACCATCCAAGAATGTAATCAACGCAACTCTAGACTGCATATCACTCTCCTGCTTGGGTTAGACTTACTTCTTTTCTTCTGCCTTACGTGCCGCTGGTTGAGTCACTACATCGTCGAGATAGACTGAATCTACTTCCACAATCACAGCATCAACCGTGGGAATGCCAGTATCTCGAACATGGAATGAGACTTTGCATCGCTTCTCATCCTCAGTAGCTCCGACTATAGTTCCTTTCAGAGTTACTTCCTCACCCTGAGCATGGAACTTAGTAACCTTCGGAGGTTCCTCAGACTTGGGATTACCTATAGCTCCGGCGCCGGGCGTTGCTACTGCTGTCATTTTCAATCTCCTTTGCAGACTAGCAAATGAAACAGACATTCTCCGCTCTAGTCTTCTCTACTCCATCAATCACTCTAGAAGAAGGCTCAAAGCTAACTTCCTGCCCCACTTTTAATTCATCAAACTTCAGTGGAGACTCTGGAGAGACTGTCTGCTGATGGAAGAAAAAGTAATTTCCTTCCACATCTTTGATGAATCCAAATCTCTTTTCTTCCAGTATCCGAGATACCTTGCCTAGCATAGTAGTAGTTCCTTAAGCTAAGTTAACGTCAACAGTTTCGTATCGTTCCTCACCCTTGATAGCAGGAGCGTAGACTACAATCTGGACTTGGTTGCCATTATTGCCCTGCCCAGATTCTTTCGGCATACCAAGTTGAGCTACCTTGCCAAGAGTTGCAGCTATATTAGCCAGAGTCTCAGCCTTCTTAATCTGGCCGAGCTTCTCATCAGTAATCATATTCATAGATGAGAGCATACGTTCTATAGCTGCATCTCTAATCTTCCCTACATTCTTCTTGACAGCCGACTCCAGAGATAAATCGTGAGCGCGGCGGCCAGTAGTATTATATCCACCCATATAGGAATGGACCTGAGAAGGAGAAGCCCCAGTCTCTTTAGACGCCTGCGTAATTCCATGCAAATGTCCTAGAGTTCCGATTGCCTCACGTTCCAGAGGATTCCTATTAAATGAACCTGGAGTTCTACCGGAGCCACACCTATCTATCTCGTATAGTGGACGAGGCTCAGATTCAGGAATCTCTACGTTAGGTGGAATGTTAGTAGAGTTCCGGCGCGAGTTAATTTGATTGACTAGATTCTGATTGGTAGTCAACCTATGCGAAAGCTCATCTTCATCTATAAACATTGTAGTATACCGTATGTAAGTCTTGAAAATTTATAAAGGGTAAGGAAGCATACCACATATAGCGGTCCTTGTCAAGTGGGGCACAAGTGCTTGTATCTCAAGGACTTACGGTTACGCTGCACCTTTCTAGGGCATTTGGGGTGTTTTTATAATTTGGTAGTATATTAGTCCTAGACTTCCAAATATGGGACCCTACTTTTCTATATAGCTTTCAGACATTCTTCCATGCCTCCCCAAAATCCCGCGCGTATGGGACCCGCCGCGGGGTATACCGGGTGGCGTAGTATCCCCGGCCCCACAGAATAGATATGCCCGGCGCCAAAATCAAAGCCCAAAAAAAATGTGAGTCTATAATACTCACATAATACTAGAGCGTCAATACTACACTGTCTAGTCTGAGGGTGTCGGCAGTCTGACAGGGTAGCAGTCTAGCCGGGCTAGTATGACGGCGCCGGTATGTGGTTAGGTCATTCACCCTAATGGTAGGCGAAAGTATAGGCGAAAGTCTGAGACTTACGAAAATAGTAATTTCCCCTAGGTTCAACGAACGTGCCTATGGACAGCCCTAGGTGGCCGAAACCGAAACGCTACGCGCTAGCGCCATCCTAGACAGTCTCAGCCCTATGCAGTATTTTTAGCATAGTCTAAAATTGCTAAGGAAAGTGGGCTATTGTAGACAGTCTACACAAGCAAAACAGCCCTATGCTAAGGTTCTAGCATTTGAGTATTTCCTAAGGATTTTGGCAGACTTGACAGCCTATAATGCTTCGAGTAGTATATGTAAAGTCAGTCTATTGCAGACTGGCTAGCGTGAGTGAACGGTTAACGCGAAAGGCCGCAAGGCTACCGGGAATTTTCTCAGGCTGCTCTTTGACAACTAAATACTCTGCTAGATTGTGTGTCTAGTTATGGCCCTGCCTTATCTCTAAGGTAAAGGCTAAGACTATGACACAGACTATTCAGCTAGAAAAAATCCGCAAGACAGCTATACACAAGTTTGCCGTGATTACTCTGAGAGGCAACGAAAGTGGGGTATCCTACTTTCCTACTCTCAAAGAGGCAGAGACTTGGGCTATTAGAGTAAAGACTACATACGGTAGTCCGGCAGTGGTAGACATTGCCAAACTCGTAAGCAGTGCAACGATAGACTTAAAGTTCTAACTAGATAATCAGGGCCATTATTAGACACACAATCATATATTCTAGGATTCTGTTAAGGCTACCGGCTATTCCCCTATCTCTAAGGATACGCCAATGATTAACAGAAAAGATGTCACGTTCGATTGTCCCGTTTCAATTGTTAGCGTGAAGTATTCCAGTTATGCGCCACAGAATCAAATTGTGGATATGCTGGCAGACTTCATCAGATTAGACGAGACTGCCCACGTTCAAGCATTTACGGTTAAGACTGTATCCGTAGCACGCTACGATTCTAGGCATGTTGCTAGACTCGCTAAGATTGCTAAGGGTGAAGTCTCAGAAAGTAAATGGTAATGGACACAATCCTTATCGACGGCAAACGCTACACAATCCGCTAGACTTTTTGTCGGTAGTCTTTGCAGAATCCTAGAGTATAAATGTCCTCTAGATAGGACAGTCCGTCCGCTAGATTTTCCGTTTTTCTGGCCCATTCCGGGTTAGACTAGCAATGTCGGATTTGGGTAGTGACTTGGACAGGCTACCCGGCAATTTCTGCCGTCCTATCTAACTGTCCTATTTTGGTGACATCGTGGCAAAGACTGAAAACGAAAAGACTCCTGTTGTCAACATTCTTAATCCGAAGTTCGATAAGGCTGCTGAGATTAACTCACTGCCGGAAGATATTCGGGCTGAGATTGCAGCCGGTAGACTTGTAGCCGAAAAGACTGATGTTGTTTACACTGTCAAGGCTACTAAGGCACAGCACAAGCAATTCTTTTTGCGCGTGCTTCCGGCTGAGACTATCGGAGAGGGTGATAAGGCTGTCAAAGTCTCAGCAGACGAGCAGCTTGCACTGGCGCAAAAGTTTATCGTGACAGATGTTGCCGAGCAGGTTAAGTATATGCTTGCTGGCAAAGACTCTAGCGATAGACTGGCTATCCGCACACAGATTGTTAACGCGGTAGAGGGTAGCGGTAAGGCTATCGAAAAGGCTGAGACTGCTACTAAGGGCTTGGTTAATCTGCCCGGTATGACGGCAGAGAAGATGGCACAGATTCAGGCCATTCTTGATGGTGTCAAGGCTGAAGCTGCAAAGGCTGAAGCTGCTAAGTCTGCCGATACCGAAAACGCAGCGTAACACAATCTAGCAGACTCTTTACCTAGCCCGGTATTCTGTTAATCAGAGTATCGGGCTATTTTTTTGCCCGGACAAATCGTATATGATATATGATATACAATCTGTGCCGTCCTACCCTCTCACCCTGCCGACTATTCTGCTAGCCTGTCCCTAGTCTATCCATCCTAGTCTATAGCCTCATATACTATCAGTCTCATTAGCCAGCCTCATATACTTTCATAGAGAGAGGGTATACCTAGACCGTGCCTTATGTATCTCTCTCCCCTAGGGTATAGCCTTGCCTACTTAGAAGTCTTTTGATATCCATATTCTTTTATATATATATATATTTTTTGTATAGACTATCATATCCATAATACCAATCAGAGAGGCAAGACCATATCCCATAACCGAGAGTATATCTATACTCACTCTCTATATACCCTCTCACCCTCTACCATCGGCTGTAACCTGTTGATTCTGCTTGACTTAGCGTCCGGGCAGGGAGTAAGATAGAGAGGCAAGGCAGCAACCCACTACTGTCCTCAAAAGTGGACACTATACTATGCTGCCATATACTAGGGGAGTTACATAATGAAACGCATAAAGTTTTGTATGACTTGTAAGATTGCACAGACTGACCATCCATCCTGCATATGTCAAGAATGTAGAGATAAGAAATGCACAAACTGTGGCAGGATATCAGTATCTAATACTCAGTATGATGATAATGGTAAACCATTCTGTCCTAAGTGTTTTAGGACTGTAATGCAGATGGCAGTCCAAGCCGGAAAGACTAATCAGTTTACTATACATCAAAGACTAGATGCCATAGAGTCTGAACTAACCATTATGAAACGCATAATCTCCGGCGCTGGTTTTCAGAAGTTTATATCTGGACCTAGTGCAGCAAGGCAGACTTCCGGCCCAGAGATTAACATAGAATCTAGGATAGATAATCTCATAGATACTATGGAGATACCTGATGCCCCTAGTCCTAGCGTGAATGACATAAAGAATAGAGCATTAGAAATAATGCTAGAGTCTGATAAGTTTACTGAGAATGACAAAGACTAGAAGAAAGTGTCCACTTTATAGGACATTCAAAAACTTGGATTCGGTTTATTGGATAAATCCAAATTATTGGAGCCAAACCACAATATCTAGGGTGTCGGTTTTTTGACATACTACATATAGACGGCACGACGTTTGCAATACTGACAGGGGATAGTCCCTGTCCTAAGAATAGGACACTATGCCGGAAGTCTACAGTCTATAGAATGGAGTCTGATAGTATGTCCACATTTCATCTAGTCAGTTATCAGAGATACACAGTAAATTTCTGTGATATCAGAGACTCAGAGTCTGAGCTAGGCCCGTGGTCTGAGGCTGGAGTATTTGATACAGAGTCTGAGGCTAGAGAATGTCTCAGTAAGTATCTCAAAGATACGCCAGAGATTTACAAGTGGGAAATTGTAATGTCCTGTAATGGTATGCAGACATATATTTCTCAGGGTGAGAGACAGGTAAATTAAAATGCCAACATATGATATCCGTATCTCAGGCTATGCTGCTAATGTGACTGCCGATAGTCCCGAAGCAGCAATCAAATCCATCAAAGACTACGCTGGTCTTTACTCAACATTCACTGTGCTAGATTCTATGTCTGGCAATATGGTTCCTATGACGATAGAGGGTGAATGGAAACCGGCTGATACTATTCAGGCTGATTCTAGAATGGAAAGAAAATAATGACTGAGCAAGAGACTAAAGACCTAGCAGAATTGCATGTTAAGATGCAGGAGATTAAGAATCAATGCTATGATTATCTCCGAAGTCTAGACCGTGCCGATAGAGCGGAACTAGATATATCCGGCTATCGTGGCAAGTCTAATGCTGAGGCTATGCAGATGGCATATAAATCCTATGCTCTGCGTATTGAGAAATTGCAGAAAGAATACTTCCGCAAGTATCCCGACTAGGAGTCTGATAATGAACTGCCAAGTATGCGGTAACGAAACATTTTCTGATGCAGATATTTGTGATGATTGTGAGCCTACCATACCAAAGGCTACAAAGACTAAAGAGGCTGAGATTATCCAGCCTGAGTCTGTCATCATCCATAAATGTGAGGGAATAGTAGATGGCCTAGCCTGTCCTAACGGGACATCTACAAAGTATGGAAGTCTGTGGCTATGTGATTCCTGCCGTATCAAGGCTAAGGCTGAGTCTGGAAATTATACAGACTCAAATAGTCCGGCGCCGGAAACTACTACGCCAACATATGACCCTGATAACTATACGAATATGGGATTTGAGGAAGTCTTCAAACGCATATTTAATGACTACGCTCCGAGAGTCTCAGAATTATCTGATGAGGCTTTACTACAGCGTATCATCTACCATCGTCGGGCACAAGAAATTGATAAGACTCTAGAGGGTATTGTGCTCTCGGAGAAAGAACGTAGGCTGAAGACTAGAAAAGGTAAAGAGAGAGATAAACTTACATCAGGTATTGATGGAACCAAAGCATTCCCTACACAGTCTGAGCAAGACAAAGCAGATAAGGCTGCACAGACTACTGAGAAAAAGACTAAGACTAAGTTAGAACGTGCGCTCGCTAGACTGGTCGAGGCTGGCGCTGATGAAGCACTGGCCCGGAAAGTATTGGGTATCTAGTATGTCCGAAGTCTTTTATAAGTGTCCAGTCTGTAAACACAAAGTCACAGAGAAGTCTAGACTTAAGCAGACTGACATAGAAAAATCCGGTTCAAGAATAGTCAAGAAAGAATACTATATGATTGGCCTATCGTGCAATCATATATGTATTGACCCGCCTATCTGGGTAGATGATGTTGATGCCTATCTAGATTCTTTCATCAGCATAGACGGCAAGACTCTATTTCCATTTCAGAGAGAGGGTGTCAAGTTCCTACTCAAGAATGGAAAGGGTTTGATAGCCGACGAAATGGGATTAGGCAAGACTATCCAAGCGATAGCCACTATCATGTCTAATCCTAAACAGTTTCTCCCTGCCCTAGTAATCTGCAAGTCTGCGATTACTCTCAATTGGGTGAGACAGATTGTGAGATGGTCCGGCGCAGCTAATAATGATGTGCCTATCATTTCTCAAATCATATCCACTAGCAAGGGTGAAATCCCTATGCTAAATATATTCCCTGTCACTATCATTTCCTATGATTTGCTACGTCGCCTAGACTGGCCTGATGAAAGGTGGTCTGCATATAGGACTGTCATTCTAGATGAAGTCCAGCAAATTAAAAGAAGTGGAGCGAAAGATACTAAGCGTGCCTCAGCTGTGATGGAACTTATTGCTAAGATTCCCCATGTCATAGCATTATCTGGCACGCCATTTAAGAATACTCTATTCGAGTATTACAATGTGCT